CTCATATTCTTGACGAGGAAAATATTGAGTATGATAAAAAAGTTGTAGCAGAACTTATCAAAAACTATTTTCCAGATACAAGGCAACTTCTTAATACTCTTCAACGATACTCTGTGAGTGGAAAAATTGATTCTGGTATTCTTGCTACTTTTTCTGATGTTGCCGTTAATGACCTTATTAAAAACCTTAAAGAAAAAAACTTTCCTGAGGTACGTAAGTGGGTGGTATCTAACCTTGACAATGATGTTACTGTACTTATGCGTCGTATTTACGATGCTCTTTATTCATCCCTTGAAAACAATAGTGTTCCTGCTGCTGTGCTTGTGCTTGCTAAGTATCAGTATCAGGCTGCATTCGTGGCAGACCAAGAGATAAATATGCTTGCTTGTTTAACTGAAATTATGATTGAGTGTGAATTTAAATGAAAAATAAAAAAACTAAGGTATTAGCACAAATGAAATCATCTCATTATTATATTTTCTGGGGTATCTGCACTGTTGCAGTTGTTGTCGGTCAGATTTATGTTGGCACTGGATATAGACAAATGGCAGATGAAGTAGGTCGTATCGGAAGTTTCTTTGAGAAGATTGAAAATTCTTTGGAGAGACTTGATGGGATTATTTAATATTGATAAAAACAAACTGGTAGAAGAAAAAGTTAAAACAACACCTGAACTCGTTGAACAAGCAAACTTTGGTTTGTTTCGTGCTAAAATGACTCTACCTGCTGCCGCAAAACATTGTGGTATGACACAGAAAGAAATGAAAATGACTTTCTGGGAATTTTTGAAGTATCATCCTGTTGATTATGAAAACGTTTCCTCTAAAAACCTGTCTTAGATATCCTGGTGGTAAGTCTAAAGCAACGAAGACTTTATCTCCTTGGTTTCCGGAAAACTTTAAAGAATATCGTGAACCATTCATTGGGGGTGGTTCTGTAGCATTTTATGCAACACAAGCATATCCAGACGTTCCTGTTTGGATTAATGATAAGTATGTGACTCTCTATAATTTTTGGGTGCAACTTAGGGATCGTGGTGATGAACTTTCCGATCGTCTAAATGATATCAAATCAAAAGCATCTAACTATGAATCTCAGGATGATAAGGATGCTGCACATAAAGAACTATTTGATCAGACACGAGATGATATCAATGGTCAAGATGGACTTGATCGTGCTGTAAGTTTTTTTGTATTGAATAAGTGTAGTTTTTCTGGATTGACTGAGAACAGCACTTTTTCTAAAACTGCTTCTCGTTCTAACTTTTCTTTTATTGGTATTCAAAAACTTAAGCAGTATTCTCAGTTGATACATAAGTGGAAGATTACAAATATTGATTACTCAGAAGTCATGAATGCTCCTGGTGATGATGTATTTGTATTTCTCGATCCTCCTTATGATATCAAAGACTTTCTTTATGGGAAAGATCGTGAGATGCATAAGTTCTTTGACCACGATAAATTTGCGGAGGATGTTTATAAGTGTCCTCACAAGTTTATGATCACTTACAATGTGAATGATAGGTTGTTAGAACTTTATAAAGATTATTATCTTCGTGAATGGAAACTTCGTTATTCTATGGCACATCGTGGTGAGAAGGGGACTGATGAGAATGTGAAGACTGAACTTCTTGTAACTAACTATCCAACCGAAAGTCAAGAAAACAATATCCTGACTCAAATTCTTTTTGATTTATGACTGAACTAAAAGATTGGCTCAATTCTATCAATCAAACGAAGAAGAATCTGATTGATGAAGATCCTTCACTTGAGAAGGAATATCCTCCGTATATTGTGAACCGTTGTTTCTCTGGACACATCGATACCCTGATGTTTGCGAACGAACTGAATCAGTATCATTTTCTTTCAAAAAAGATGCAATATGACTTTCTTATAAATATTGTGAGGAAAAAGAAGAGATTTTCTCCCTGGATCCGTCAAGATAAAATCAAAGATCTTGATTATGTCAAAAGTTATTATGGTTATAGTAATGAGAAGGCAAAGCAAGCTTTGAAAATTCTAACAAAGGAACAACTTAATTTTATTAAATCGAAATTTGATACTGGAGGAAAAAAATGAGTGTTGTTAGAGAACCAGAAGTGAGGTGGACGCCGGAACAAATGGTTGAAGTGGTTCTTGGGGAACCAGATGACTTTTTAAAAGTTCGTGAAACTTTGACTCGTATTGGGGTCGCATCAAGGAAAGAGAAAAAAATTTATCAGTCCTGTCATATTCTTCATAAACAAGGTAGATATTTCCTTGTACATTTTAAGGAACTGTTTGCTTTAGATGGAAAGCACGCAAATCTGACAGTCAATGATGTCCAACGTCGTAACCGTATTGCCCAACTGCTTGCTGATTGGGGTCTTATTGGTATTGTTGATGTAAGTAAGATTACTGATATTGCACCACTCAATCAGATTAAGGTTCTTTCATATAAAGACAAGCAAGACTGGATTCTTGAGACCAAGTACAATATTGGTTCTAAGAAAAAACGGGTAGAAGAAACCGAATAAAAAATTACGGGGTTCACTACCCCGTTTTTTATGTCTTATGCTAATATATACTTATGGATGCCTTCGGGGTCCACACAATCAAATCTCGCTTTAAAAGGAGAAGTAAAGATGAACAATCTTACGAGGTACAATGCTGCCAATTTAGATCAGCTGCTAGACCGTATAAATAGGAATAGCATTGGTATGGACGAATACTTTGATCGTCTGTTTAGACTCCACGAAACAACGACAAACTATCCTCCATATAATCTAGTCACGGTCAGCAACGTAGAATCAAGACTAGAACTCGCATTGGCAGGATTTAAAAAATCGGAGGTCTATGTCTACACACAAGATGGTAAACTCTTTGTCGAAGGACAAAAAGAGGATAAAGAAACAGGAACAGAATATGTCCACAGAGGAGTGGCTCAGAGATCTTTCACCAGATCTTGGACACTCTCAGATGAAACGGAAGTTAGATCAGTTACTTTTGAGGATGGGTTACTGAGTATTGTTCTGGGAAAAATCGTCCCAGAGCACCACCAAAGGAAGGATTATTTGTAAATCCTAACATTTTCTTTATATTTCTGTCGTAGTTGATACAGAAGTGTATCACTATGATACATTATAATATAGATAGTTATGTAAATTGGAGGACGACTTATGAATTTCACAGCCGCCACTCTCACAATTGGAACTGTAACCTCTCTTTTTAGTTGGGCAGTTCTCGCACCAACACTATCATAACACTTCCTGAAAACTAAATATTAGGTATCGTCGCCGCACGGGGTTCTATGGCAAAATCCATAGACACCCCGATTTTTTTGTGTTATAATGACTTGAGAGGTAATTTGAAAATGTCAATTAAGATTGCACTATTGAAATCTGGAGAATCGGTCATTGCCGATATTAAAGAACTTCTTCATGAAGAGCAAGTTTGTGGATATCTATTTAAGAGTCCTTATGTAGTAAACTATGCTCCTACTTATGGATTTCTTCAAGAAGAGACTGAGACTGATTCTGAGGATGAAGGTGAAAAAATGAATATCACATTTTCTTCATGGATTCCTTTTACTATGGATAAAGAAATGCCTGTGAGGTATGATTGGTTGGTGACTGTGGTGACACCCGTAAAACAAATTCAAGAACTTTATGAGGAATTGATTAATGGACAAAACGATCAAACTGATTCTACTGACGAATAGTGAACGACTGATTAGTGAGGTTATTGAGATAGGAGCAGATATCGGAGAACCTGATTGCAAACTCATCAATCCTTATGAAATCTGGACAGAACATAATCTCTGTCCTTGGATGAAAGATGATACTGATCAAACAGAGTTTATGATTAGTTCTGATAAAATTATTACCATGACAGATCCAAAAAAAGATCTACTTGAAAAATACTTGGAAAAAATTAACTGAAACTATATTTTGTACTATCTTCTAACTATTTATGTCTCATCGATTTTACACAAACGTTCAAATGGTCGGGGATCATTTTTTGGTTCGTGGTTATGAGAATGGGAGGCACTTTGCTACGAGAGAAAAGTTTTATCCAACTCTTTTTATTCCTTCAAATAAAAAAACAAAATATAAAACATTAGATGGTGAATATGTTGAATCTGTTCAACCAGGATCCGTAAGAGAATGTCGTAGTTTTATTGACCGATATAAACAGGTCGAAAACTTTAAGGTATATGGAAATGATCGATACATCTATCAATATATTTCTGAGATGTATCCGGAAGAAGAAATCAAGTTTGATACCAATAAAATTAAAATTTCTACAATTGACATTGAGGTTGCATCAGAGAATGGTTTCCCTGATGTGGAATCTGCTGCCGAAGAGATTTTATTGATTACTGTACAGGATTATGCTACTAAACAAATACGCACCTGGGGTCGTGGACCTTTTAATAATAAACAAGAGAACGTTATCTACAAAGGATTCAGAACCGAGTAT